TAGATGATATGATAAAAGATAAAGAAAGATAATATGCCTTACGAAAAAAGCAATAAAGAAATTCAAGAATCTAAAGTTAAAGGTTTTAAAATGAAAGGTTCTCCAATGAAAAGAAATTTTGGTATTGGAGCGGATTCTCCAATGAAAGAAACTACAAGTCAAACTCTAGAGGGTATGAATTTTCAACCATACGCGCACAAAACATTAAGTGCAGACGATATCCCTTCTTTTAGAGATATGGTTACTTTAGAACAACAACAAGCCGCTAGAAAAGCTTGGAAAGCTAAAAGAGCTGAAAAGAGAGAAGAAAAAAGAAAACAGGGTGTAGAAGAATTTGTTAAAACACTTCCTGAAACCAAAACAATAAACAAGCCCGAAATAGAAGATCCTCTATTAAAGCACGTTACTAATCAACCTTTAAATGTTACAGAGAAGATTAAAACAGAAGAAGGGTAATGGCATTTAAACTAAATAGATCAGTATTAAAAGGTACGGGAGAACATAAGGACATGGTGTTTAAAATGCAAAGAAAGGAACTAGATAATGGTATAGCTGGTGAAGCTAATAACGATGGTACTATCTTTGTGAATAAGAAAATTGAAAAAGGTAGTCCATTAGAAGCAGAAGTTGTAGCTCACGAAGGAGATCATATGGCTAGAATGGAAAAAGGTGAATTAGGTTACTCAGACAACGCTGTTACTTGGAGAGGTAAGAAATACGAAAGAAAAGACGGTAAAATAAAATATAACGGAGAATGGAGAGAAGAAGGTTGGAAGGAGTTTCCGTGGGAAAAACTAGCCTACAAAGTAGGTACGAAAGCTAAAAAAGAAGCTGAAAAGAAAAATACATAAAACAAAAACAATGGCAAGAAAAAAACAAGCATCATTTAAAATGAAGGGACATACTCTCCCTGGAATAAATCAAAAATCAGAGACAGCAAATATCAAAGACGGTAGATCACCTTCTTCTGCGTTTCAAATGAAAGAATCTGGAGACAGTCCACTAGACATTAATTTTAAAAATGTGTTGGGGGCGTTTAACCCAATAAAGCAAGGAAAAAATCTAATAAATTCAACTAAGAGTTTGTTACAAGGTGATGTAAAAGGAGCTGTAGGAGCTTTAAACCCATTCGGTGGAGGTGGTGGAGATGCTGGAGGTGGAGCTGGAAACGCATTGAAAGACGAAGTGAAAGCTGAGTTAAAAGAAGAGATAGCTCAAGGATAAATGGAGTCACCAAATGAAAAGAAATCAAAATTTGGGGTAAAATCCACGGTAGGCGGAGAGCTTGGTGGATCTTATAAAACAGCTACCCCCTATAACATAAAAACAATGAATATGACAAACGGATTAAGTCCACTAATGCAAGCTGCGGTAGGTGGAGAAACACAAACAATACCAGGACAAGACATAACTAAAACAGAAGAAGGGTTTATGTTTAGTCCAGGAGAAGGTATGGAACCAATTCCAGTACAAGACCCAGATAACATTTTACAAGTTAGCGAAGATGGGTTCGTTATGGATAACGATTACCAAGTTGAAGAAGGTGAAGGTGGATTAGTTGTTAGAGGAGTTTCAGAAGCAGAAGAAGCACCGGGAACACCACCAGGACCAGGCGCGGGAGCAGGAATGGGCGTGCCACAGGGAGGAATGTAAGATGAGTATCTTAGCAAGTATATTTTCAGGTGGAGCAACTGAACTAGTAAAAGGTGTAGGTGACGTTATAGACGACCTACATACATCGAAAGAAGAGAAGTTAGCTGCTGAATTAAAAGTAAAAGAACTAGTCTCCAACTACGAGGTAGAAATGGAGAAAACAATAACTAAACGTTGGGAAGCAGATATGAATTCCGATTCTTGGTTAGCAAAAAACATAAGACCAATGACTTTGGCTTTTTTAGTTGTATCTACAGTATTAATGATATTCATTGATGCTGGTACAATTAAGTTCGTAGTTGAAGAAAAATGGACAGACTTATTACAAATAGTATTAATAACAGTGATTGGAGCTTATTTTGGTGGACGATCATTAGAAAAAGTAAAACAAAAATAAAATGGGAAAATATTTCACAGTAACAGTAAAACCGGTGATGCCAGTTGCTACTCAAATACAATCAAATAAAACTGATTTAGCTTTTGGAGATGGTGACGTTCTTTTTGATTGGGCGGCTTTCGACGTTCCAAAAGGACCTAGTAAACTATTAGATATAGGTTGTATAGTTAGAGGCGCTCAAACAGCCAAATCTATTCAATTTGTATTTGCAAAAGCAAACGTTGATGGTACAGCTCCTTCTTCTATAGGAACAGGTAATAGTACAGCGGATGGTACAGGGTACTTTAATAATGTAATTGGATCTATCACGATGGATGACACTAATTTCAAAATTGATCTAGATCATATAATCATAGGATCTCTTGGGCACGGAGCAAGTGCTGATCAGGTATCTAACGCGGTACTACAAGGTACGCCTGATAGCGGAATAAACGTTGGATATGATAGATTATACGTAGCTGCCATCTGCACGCAAGGTGGTCATTTTAATTTTTCTACGGGGGTTTTAGCTGACGGAGCACAAGCTTCAGGTTTAGCCACAACAGCAACAACAGGTTTATTAGTTAAAACGGTAGATGCGTTAACCTTCTTTGATAAGGGAGATGTTATACACGTACACGATTCTGACACTGCTTTAGGAACTATCAAATCTGTTATTGACTCTACACATATTCAATTAGAAGCAGTTAGTGGTGTTGCGGCTGCAGATGATGATGAAATTATAAATGCAAGTCCAATAACATTAGAGCTTTCGTTCGAAAAATAAAATAAATAATTAAATTAAATTAAATTAAATAAAATGGCAAAGAACACAGTAAAGAAAATTAAGGAGTTGAAGGCTGAAAAACCTTCTAAAATAACAAACGAAGAATTAAATCAAGTACAATCAACGGTAAACGATCTAAATAGAGCTCAAATGGAAATTGGGAGTTTTGAAAGTAAGAAACACAATTTACTACACTATGTATCTACACTACAAGAGAAGTTAAGCGTGTTACAGTCTGGGTTTGAAAAGACTTATGGTACAGCTGATATTAATATTCAAGATGGTACTATAAATCACAACAAAGATGAGCAAACTAATTAGGAAGATTACCGTAGGTAAGGATTATAAAAACGACGCCATGCATTACGCTGTTGGTCAAGAGGTATATGGCGGACATAAAATTATTGATATATTAGAAGAGAAAGATAAATATTCTATTTATATCAAGAAGAATAAAGATGTTTTACCTTGGAAGGACTTCAACAAAAACATGGCGATATCTATAGAATATAACTTAGAATATTAATGAAAGCGCCTTTTGACTTCGTTATAGAGCCAAAGGGAAACAGATACAACAATACTACTAAAGTCGGAACTTCTGAGTTAATACTCAATACGGAGGTTTATAATCACCAATTTGTGAATAGACAAGCTATTGTTAAATCTGTTCCCACTGCTTTTAAATCAGAGGTACAACCAGGAGACACTGTTGTAACTCACCACAATGTTTTTAGACGTTGGCACGATATTAAGGGTAAAGAAAGAAACAGCAGAAGTTTCTTTGATGAAAATACTTATCTCGTAAAAGAAGATCAAATATTTTTATATAAAAGAAACGGAGAGTGGAAAGCTCCTAAGGGATATTGTTTTGTACAACCTATTAAAGATAGAGAATATCTAGGAGTAGATCAAGAAGAATCATGTATTGGTATTATTAAACATACTGATGGTTCTTACGAAAAAGGAGATCTAGTAGGATTCACACCTTTTTCAACATACGAGTTTGTAGTTGATGGAAAGAGACTATATAGAGTTATGACACAATTTATTACAATTAAATATGAATACCAAGGAAACGAAGAAGAATATAATCCAAGCTGGGCAGAAAGCAGTAGAAGAACTGATTAAAGTCGCAAAGGAACCGATTGTAGATTCAGACGACGACATATCAGCAGATAGATTGAAAAATGCCGCAGCTACTAAAAAACTAGCTATATTTGACGCATTCGAAATACTTAACAGAATTCAAGAAGAAGAAAACCTTTTGGAGGGCAAAGCACCTGAAGAGGCAGAGAAAAAAGTCTTTAAAGGATTCGCAGAAGGTAGATCTAAGTAATGTACAAGCAAAGTTTAGTTAACATAGTAGAACCGATAAAGAAAACCACGATCACTAGAATGAATCGAGGTAAGAAATGGAAATACGGTTACAATAAAGAACACGACTTAATTGTGTTATCTCACAATGGAGTTATAGGAGAGATCATAGAAATACAAAATTTAATTATAGCGCTACCGAAACCACCCAAAGAAGTATATAAGCATCCAAAGAATAAATGGGTTAAGCAGGACTATCCTAAAGAGCTCCAGAGGATCAAAAACATATTCGATTGGAGGAATTATCCGGAAAACAATAAAGAAAAATGGTACGATTACATAGACGAAGAATTCAAACGACGAGATGAAGGATTCTGGTTTATGAATAATGGTAAGCCAACCTGGATAACCGGTACGCACTATATGTATTTACAATGGAGTAAGATTGATGTTGGAGCTCCAGATTTTAGAGAAGCAAACAGATTGTTCTATATATTCTGGGAAGCCTGTAAAGCAGATAAAAGATGTTACGGAATATGTTACCTTAAAAACCGTAGATCAGGATTTTCTTTTATGTCGTCAGCAGAAACAGTTAACTTAGCCACTATATCAAGTGATAGTAGATATGGTATATTATCAAAATCAGGTGCAGATGCGAAAAAAATGTTTACAGACAAGGTTGTTCCTATATCAATTAACTATCCGTTCTTTTTTAAACCTATACAAGATGGAATGGATCGTCCAAAATCCGAGCTTGCTTATCGTGTTCCCGCTAGTAAGTTTACGAGAAAGAAGATTACAGCGAATGAACAACTCGAAGATATTAAAGGATTAGATACAACTATTGATTGGAAGAACACAGGAGATAATAGTTATGATGGGGAAAAACTAAATTTACTAGTTCATGATGAAAGTGGTAAATGGGAGAGACCAGATAACATATTAAATAACTGGAGAGTTACAAAAACGTGTTTAAGATTAGGTAGTAGGATAGTTGGAAAATGTATGATGGGTTCAACCTCAAACGCTTTAGATAAAGGTGGGAGTAATTTTAAAAAATTATACAATGCTTCAGACGTTACTTCAAGAAACAAAAACGGACAAACAAAGTCTGGTTTATATTCTCTGTTTATCCCAATGGAGTGGAACTACGAAGGATTTATTGATGAATTCGGA